TCAATCTTGCCGAGACAGTTGGCGAACGCTCAGGCCCAGCCGTTCTGCTGCACGGCCCGGTTTCAGGTTCGTCTCGACCACCGACTGGATCACCTTGAGTCGGTCGAGTTCTCGCATCGTTATCGTGATCCGTTCCGTTGCAGCCATCGAAGGCTCCAGCGCTGGATTTTCGGCGGCCGGTCAGCTTACGCGGCCCGAAAGCGGACATTTCCATGTAGCCAAAAGCGGACATTACAACTTTGCTCTTACAACAAAATATTCGATAATTCATGTTATGTAAAGTCAGGCTGCTAACAAAACCGGTACTTCTGTCAGGTTGAATGAAACTGTTTGTAAACATACTTACAATTCCTTACACAGTTTCGATTCCCGCAACGCCTATGAATGCCGCCGACCGCCGTCACGGCGCGCTGACCGATTTTCTCGCGCTCACTGACGGCCTGTCCATCGCTCGAATCGCGCAGACGCTCCGCTGTTGCTCCCGCACCGTCCGGAACTACGTCGCCGGTCGCTCGCCGATCCCGTGGCATCGCATCGAAGTCCTGCGCCTGCTGGCGCTCGAATCCAACCGTGCAGCACATGAGACGGCGACGCCCGGCGAGCGCGCCGACGCGCCGTCGCCAGTACGCGCGAACATCGAGCCGGACCCGAACGCCCCCGACGTGCCACCCGATGAAATGCTTGCATGGGTCGGCGTCCACGCCCCGCATTACCTGTCGAGCCAACGCAGCCTCACGCACTACATTCGCGGGTGGAACGTGGTCGACAAAATCCGTCGCGCCAAGAGCGAAGGCACGTTCACGGCCGTGCTCGCCAAGTGGCGCACGCTCGTGCCGGATCTGCCGCGTGCGTGGCGCTCCGGTCCACTATGGACCGGCATCGGGCCACCTGCCTACGTTCCCCCATAAACGGCGCCCAACGGCTATATCGGCCCCCGGGCGCCCTGATCCGGATGTTGACACCGGCTGACGCGCCCGAAATACTGTATATCCATACAGCATTCGTTTTCGAGCATCATGCAGCGCGACGACGACGAAAACGTGTTGGAGTTCTTCGAAGAGCGCGCCGCGATCATGACCTTCGACGGCGGGATTCGGCGCTACGACGCGGACTTTCGCGCGATGGTACGCACGCGCCTGTACTTCGAGCCGCGCGGCATCGCCATGCCGACGGGCGGGTATTTCTCGGCCTTCTGGAACAGCGAATTCGGGTGGAACGACAACGACGGAACGGTTGTGGTGTTCCCCTGCGCCGTTGTCCTGCTTTCTATGTGGTGGTCTGCGGTGGACGAAGCCGACCGCGCCGGACGCTGTTACACGCGGCTGTTGCGACCCTCGGTCGATCCGGATTGGTAGAATCCCCGTCGAATCGTCCGAACAAAACTGAGAGAGGCCGACGCGCTAGGCGCCGAGGCCACATATTTCGAGGGGCACAAGCATGTTGCGAAAAATCGCAGTCGTCGGGGATACCTTGTCGAGCGGCGGGAACGTCCTGCCGCATAGCGGGCCGCCCATCACCATGTACGGGCATCAGGTCGCGCTGATCGGCGGCCCGGCCTTCTGCGCGGCCTGCAAAACGACAGGGGTTATTGCGAAGTCAGGCGGCCCGTACCGCATGAGCATGGCGGGCGAGTCGGCGCTCGATCAGGACATCGTGCTGTGCGGATGCCCGAAGCCGCCCAAGATCATTGCCGGGCTCGGCGGCGAATCGTGGTGCGACGACATGATCGAGGGGCACGGCAAAGTGATATCGAGCCTGACCGCCACGGGCGGCGTTGCGTCAGTCAAGAAAGGCGCGTTCGATGAGCAGGTGAAGGCGACTGAGCATCAGGTAGAAGGCTTGCCGTACTACATCGAAACCGCCGACGGCCGCGTACATTTCGGCCGCCTGGACGCGAGCGGGACATTGCCGCGGGTCTACACCGGGGACGATCCCGGCACCTACACCGTTCATTGGGGCGACGACGCGATCGCCAAGCACCAAGGGGAATGATCGATGCCGCACACGAAACCGACCAAGATCGACACGAACACCAAAACGGGCTCACAGAAAGAGATACCCGTGAAGGCGCTAACGTTCAAAGAGCTTTGGGACGCCTACCCTTCCGGCGACCCGTACGACAACCCGGATTACACGAACCAGTGCGCCATTCGCTTGAGCGTGACCCTGCACCGCGTCGGCGTTGGCATGAAGTCGTTTTCGCAGAAAACGGTTAAGCCCATGTCCGGCTCGCCGACCATCGGCCGAATCATCCTCGACGGCAAGCCGACTGCGACGCGTGCAGATGAACTCGGGGAATGGTTGCAACTTCAACCCTTCGCCGGATTGCCGAAAGCGGAAAACATCACCGGGGCCGATTGGGAATCGAAGGTGAAGGGACGTACGGGGATTATTCAGTTTTCGCGCTACTGGTCGCGTGACGGTGAGGCCGCTGCGAACGCCAGCGGCGGGCACATCGATCTGTGGAACGGTTCGCGCCTGACCGTAAGCAGCGCCCCCGATGCGGTTGCGACTTTTAGCCGGGTGATTGGCTTCCAATCGTTCCTCCCTGGCACTCATCTAGGTTGGTCAGACCTTCGGAATTCGAAGCAAATCCTTTTTTGGGAAATCAAATAATGCGGCGTCTATTGGGAACGATCGGATTTGCGATTGCTGGACTCGTCAGCGTGATCGCATGGTCTGCGGTTGATACTCGTCTATGCACGGTGATCGAGCATTGGTGTACACCACCCGCCGGGACTTGTGGTGGAGGTGTAGACGCATGCCGCGCATCGACAGGTTCCACGATCGAACTGTTCGTGTACCTGTTTGGACCGCCGATCCTGTTTGCGGTGCTTGGTTTCTATCTGTTTTCGAGGCGGCGACCGGCGCATACCGTGCTGGTGTACCTTGTCGGTGCCGTGATCGTGCAATGGCTTCTCTGGTTCCTCGCGGTCCGCATTCTGCACATCTGATCTGGTCCCATTAAACGAAAAACCCGCATTTGCGGGCTTTTCTAGGTTCATCGTGGACTCCCGTGGATGTCACTTGTTGACCGATCTTGTTGCGATCCCCATGACCATCCCCGTTGTTTGATTGATGTGACGGTGAACCTCACTTGTATGTCGGAAGCGCCATCAATGCGCTGGACGCTGCGCCATCCGCCCCAAAGCTCTGCAGATACTCATGTTGCCCCGGCTTCACTCGCACCATATGCGTAACTCCGTACAATCCGGCATCGTCAGGCACGATGACGAACACGGTGTCACCGCCTACGATCAGATTGGCAACCTCGTGATAGGCCATAGTTTTTCCTCCGTCCAGTCCACAGATTGGGTCCGCCGGATCGTTCCTGCAGAACTTATGGACTTTCGCCTCCTCCACCTCAACTCCTGCCTGATCCAACTTAATCATCGAAATGCCGTAGTAGCTCATGGTTTTCCCCGAACGGATTAGAGACATGCTTCCTTTGATGATTGTGTTACCAGTCAAGTATAGAACCTGACCGCCTCGCTCGGGACAAGGCACGGAGGGCATTTGCAACGCGATCAACTTGCTTTTATTTCCCTCCCTTACGGAAGTGTGTTCGGTGCCGACTCGTCGTCGGATCGTCGCGCATCTCCATTTCGAGCGACGACGTAAAACCGCCGTTGCCGTCCATCCGCGACACAACGCGCTTGACGAGCCACGGCGTCGAATCGATATCCGGTTTGAAGCCCTTCGCGTTCACGGTCATTTCCGGGTACACGTCGGCCCGGCCGAGCGCGAGCGTCATATCGAACGTTGCCTGCCCGCGCTGCGTGCGCGCGAATTCAGCCTTGGCCGCCGCCTCTGCATCAGCGCGAGAGCCGTAGATTTCCGGCAACAGCTTCGTGCTGCGGTTGTTTTCGCCACCGACGATCACGGACTCTTGCTTGCCCTTCTTCGACGTATGCCAACGTGCACGCACGGACGTATAGCTTTCGCGTTGTGAGACGTGATAGCGGTACGAATCGCCCTTCGCCTTCCGGATCTCGAGCGTCGGCAGCGGCTTACCGCTCGCACTCGTGCCCGCGCCGATCGGCATGAACAGCAGCCGCCCATCCTTGACCGTCATCACCGCGTCGTACCGCTTCGCGAGCCGGGTCAAAAACGACATGTCGCTTTCGCTCGTCTGGTCGATATGCGCGATCCTGATCTTCGCGAGCGCATCGCCGAGCGCGGGCGTCAGCTTGTGCCGGGCGGCGATCGATTTGACGATATCGCCGATCGTCTGGCCGTGCCAGCTTTTATCACGACGCTCGTGCATGGCATCCGTCATCGACGCCGAACGCGCGCTGACCGTGACTTGATCAGGTGCGCCGTGGAACTCGAATTCATCGATCGTGAACGTGCCTTTGTCCACGAGCGTTTCGCCCGTCCACCCGATCGACAGCTTCAATTCGGCCCCGCGCTTCGGCAGTTCGAGATCGCCGCGCGAGTCGTCCAACACGAGATTGAGCGAATCGGCCTCGTCTGCGCGCGACTCGCTCAACGTGAGATAGACGAGATACGGCGCAATCGTGCGCGACAGGTCGCGCCCGTCGAGCGTAATGCGGTAATCGGCGGCCGGGACGAGTCGCCGGGTCGGGAGCTTGAGCGATTCAACGAAGTCCGCCATCGCCCTATCCCTTCTTCGCTTTCGGCTTCTTCGGCTTGACGTATGGCGGCGTCGCACCGGCCGGTGCCTTGTCGAGCGATCCATTGGTCGGCTCGCTCGTCGCGACGCCACCGTCAACTGACGCCGCGAGCGAGCGATCGTCCACACGCGTGACTGTCAGCGTGAATTCGATTTTCAGCGGCGCACCGAGGATCGTGAAATACGAGTGCGTTTCGTGTAGCTCGTCTATTACATACGCGCCGTAGACGATGCCGCGCCCGTCCACGAGCACATATGCATCACCCGTGTTCGCCATTTCGGAAATCAAGTCCATCGAGATAGGCGTGCCGAGCACGCCCGTTGCGATCATGCCTTGCATGGTGAACGTGTCATCGCCCGGCCCGGTGAACTGGCGAGCGTCTCGCGCACCCACGCGCGAATTGCTCGCAAACTTCCACGTGCGTCGACGCTGCATTTCACTGAACGGCGCGGTGAGCGTGCCGAAAACGAACTGTCCGAGAGAAAGCAACATAGCGGCCTCAGTCCGAAAGGCGCGAACTGACGCGGCGTCGATCCTCACGCTCGACCTGTTCAATCACGCGGCGCACTGCCGCTTCGAATTCGTTCACGTTGTCACCGTTCTCTACCTTGATCGTGATGTAGTAGTTCCGCACTCCGCTATCCATGGCGGCCGACGGCGTCGCGCTCGCGGCCGACAGCGGCGGCCGTGCGTCGATCAGCGGTCGCATGTCCATCGGCGTCGGTGCAGCGGTCGCCGTCAGCGCGCCGAACGTGAGCGAGGCGGCCCCGGCAAGCCGCGCAGCGGCCCCGGCTACACTCGCCCGCTCGCCCTCGATCCCCTGCGCCGCACCCTGCCCGATGAAACCGCCGAGTGCTGCGAAAACACGGCTCGGGCTATGGATGCCGAGCTTTTCCTTGAACCAGCCAATCGCGCTTTCGCCGACGTTGTGCAGGGCCGTCCGAACCGTGTTCATGCCGTTCGTGATGCCATTGACCAGTCCATCCACGATGTTGCCGCCGATTTCGATAAAGCGAGTCGCGAGCCCCGACATGTAATTCGTGATGCTGTCCCAATGCCGAATCACCACACCGAGCAGGGTCCAGTTCATGAAGAAATCGAGAATCACACCACCGACCCCGAGCGCCTTTTCCTTGATCCAGTCCCACGCCGCGCCGGTCGCCGCCTTGATGTCGTCCCAATGGCGCACGATCGCGCCGACGATCGTCCAGTTCATGAAGAAGTCCGCGACGGCCTGCGCCGCACTCAGCACACCGGATTTGATGAGCGCCCAGATTGCCAGCGTGATTGCCTTCAAATCGCTCCAGTGATCGACAATGAAGCCGACCACAGTCCAATTCATCAGGTAATCGACAATCCACCCGCCGACGGTCTGCACCGTCCGCTTGATACCGCCCCACACCTTCGCGAAGAAGGCAGAGATCGGTTTCCAGTATCGATAGATCAGATACGCCGCCCCGGCGATCACGGCAACGACGGCCGTAATCGCAAGCCCGATCGGGTTCATCAGCAGCAGGCGGCCGACCGCGAAAATCGCACCACCGAACGTGCGGAAAGCGCCGCCCAACATGCCCAACGTGCCGCGCAACATTCCACCCTGGACACCGAGCATTGCCATGCCGTAGCGGGTCAGCGCCAGCGGCCCGATAATCGCTGCGAGCCCGATCGTCAGCGTGCCGCCCGTCACGAGCACCGCGCCGAGCGCAGCCAGACCGATCGCCAGTGCGCGCGCCGTGCCTGCGTTCCGCTGGGTCCACCCGCTCACGCCCTCGATCAGACTGGCCGTCAGTTCGAGTCCGCGGTTATACAGCGGCAAGATTTTCGACCCTAGCTGTTCCTCTAGAATCGCCTTCTTCGACAACGCGTCGATTTCCTTGCCTTGCGGCAGCGTCTGGCCGACGTTGAACCCCTGATCGATATCGTAAGCGTGCTCGTTCAGTGCCACGCTCTTATGAATCGCCTTGCGTTGCAGGAACATCGTGGCAAACAAGTTGGACGCGCGACGGTTCGTGAAAATCGAACTGATCGCGCTGAGAACGTCGCGTTCCTTCGTGATGCCCTTCTTCTCAAACATCGGGAGCAGGGTCTGTTCCATCCACTCGAACGGCGACGATTTGAACTGATCGGTGTTCAGCAGCGCGCCATCGGCGAACGCCTTCACGAGCCCGGTTTTCTTGTTCCACTCGACCTTCTTTTTATCGAGCAGGCCGAGCGACATGAGTTTTCGCGTCGCGCGCACGGTCGTACGCCCTTCGATCAGGTTCTGATAGCCGGACATGACCGCACTACCCACGGTGTCCCCGCCCATTTCCTGAATAAGCGGTTCCATCTGGTAATAGAACGCATCGGGACGCATCAGCTTGGCGGCCGTGCCGCCCGTCTTGATGAACTCCTGCCACTGATCACCACCTACGCGCCCGCCGGTCGCCGTGATGACCTTCTGCACCATGTTCGCTTCGCGATTGAACGTCGCGGCGTCGTTCGTGCCGCCGCGCTGTTCGATCGCCTTCAACATGTTGATGAATTTCTGTTCGTTCTCCCCGCCTTGTTCGGCACCGAACAGCGCATCGTTCGCGAACTTCATTTTCGAAAGCGTCGGCAGGATCATTTCCGCGTGATGCTCGTCGTTCAGGATCGTCATCGCGTCCCGCATCAGCGTGAGGTTTTCAGTCGTGCTGACGCCGTAGGACTTGTGTTTGCGCGCGAAATCGATCGCTTTCTTCGTATCGTGGTCGCCCGCGCCGAGCGCTTGAATCTTCACTTCTTCGAGCTTCGAGTGCTTCGACTCATCGAGCAGCGCACCGACACCGCCGAGCACGCGGCCGCCGACGGCGCGCGTGGCGTATCCGCCGACCGCCATTTCGGACGCTGCACCGCGCGCGGCTTGATACCGATCGCGCGCAGGCGAGAGCGCGGCACGGCGCGCATGCACCGCTTGCAGGCGGTGCCCCTGATCCGCGATTGTCTCGTTCGTTTTCGCAATGCTGGATTGCAACGATTTCTCGTATGCCGCCAGCGTTTGAGCGCCCCGCCCGGCTTGCTGCATGCGCGTGTTCAGTTCGCCGAGCCGGGTTCGCTGCCTTTCCTGATGCTGCGTGAGCGTGACGACGGCGCTCGATGCTCGCCGCATGGCGTTCTGCATCCGCACTGTGGGATTTTCAGTCGCCCGGATCTGCGCTTGCAGCCCGGCGAACTTTTCTTGCGCCGCCTTCAGCTTCGTGGCGGTCTGACCCATTTCCGTACGGACGGCCTTCACCGCGTCGACGGTCTTCTGTTGTTTTTGCAGTTCCGATAGCTGCTTCTTGGTGTCGGCGAGCGCGCGTGACAGGCTTTTGCTACCGGCCAGCGTTTGGCGAAGCGGGCGCGTCAGGCGATCGACCATATCGAACACGACACGCAGTTTCAGTTCGTTATTCATTCCGTTCGTACCGCACCCGCGCCCGCTCGCGCCAATCCATCAGTTCAGAAACAGACATTGCATCCATGACGACGGGCGTCCAGTTGAATACCAGCGCCACGTCTGCCATTGCATCCTCGACTATGCCGGGGAGCCCATGTTTGCTCGCATGGCTTTCGTCATAAAAAAACCGCTGACGATCCCGGCCAGTTGCAGCAGATCGGCCGGGTCCAACTTTGAAACATCGGCCTCGGTCAGCGTCGGAGTGGAGATACGCGGCAGCACCTTGTGCAGCGCCGATACGTCGAGATTCACGAGATCGGACAGCGACACGCCGCGTAGTTCGCCGGAACCCGGCTTGCGCAGCGTGATCGCCTTGATTTCGTTGTCGCCCTGACGAATCGGTTGGTCGAGCGTATGGGTGTTTTCGGTGTTGAGTTCTTTCATTTTCGTTTCTCGATGTGGTGAATGTCAGCGCGCGGACACGCCGCGCATTCGGGTTAAACGCCGATGATCTTGCGGACCTGCGTGAGCGCATCCTTGCCGCCCACGAGTTCGATAAAGTTTTGGGCGTCGATTTCGATCACGGTGTCGCCGTTGATGGAAAGCTTGTAGTACGCCAGTGCCATCGTTGCCTTGGTCGTGGTGTCGTCGCCCGCTTTCGCGTTACCGAAATCGACTTCGGAGTAACGGCCGCGTGCAACAATTTCGACGGCGGTCCACTCATCGTCACTGTCGTTTTTGTACGCCCCAGCAAATCGCAGCATCACGCCATCAACCGACGGCGTGCCCCACTGATTCAGCATGTTCTTGTCGATCCCGCCGAGCGACCACTCCAGTTCCATCGCCTCCGGCCCAAAATCGTATTTCACCGGCGCCACCATGCCGCCGCCGCGCCATTCCTCCATCTTGCGCGCGAGCTTCGGCAGCGTCAGTTCCTGCGTCTGGCCGATGTACGACACGCCGTTGAGAAACACGTTGAAGTGTTTCAGTTTGGACGGCATTCCCATTTTTCTATCCTCCCTTCCCTATGTCTGACCCGGACCACTTGTCCAGGCGGGTGCGTTACGCGTTCACCTGCGACGCGAAATCGGCCAGATACTGATCGGTGATCTTCTGGATCAGCGTGAGGTTTTCCAGCGGCGGCGTCGGCGTGTAGTCGTAATTGATCCTCGCCTTGCCGTCTTTCAGTGCAACGACGCCGTTCTGTTCCGCGTCGAACCACGCCGAGCCACCGATCAATCGCCCCTTCGTCACCAGCTCACGCATTTTTGCGTTGATGCCCTCGATCACGTCGCGCGGCAGCGCCGGGACCATCACACCGTCGATCACGACCATCTGTGCTTCGGCCACCGTGTCGGCCAGAACCTGTGCCGTGCGCACATAGTTCTCGAACGCGAACAGCGGATCGTCGGACGCCGTGCGCGAGCCCCAGAATCGGAAACCGCTCCGATTGATCAGCGTCGTGACCTGATTCTCGTTCATCAAACCGGCATCGGTTGCCGGGTTTTGCAGATCCCACGAAACGGGCTTGCTGATCCCCTCGACGCCATTCACCGCGACGTTGGAGAGTGTCTTGTGCCAGCCGATCTGCTGATCGATCTTTGCGCGTAGGCCGACTGCATATGCAACGGCGGGCACTTCGACCTCTTTCGACGTGGCGTCGTCCCACGCAACGAAGTCCGGCCAGATCACCATCACTTCGCGTTGACCGAATTTCTTCCGGTAGGCCACGGCCTCTTCCGGAGTGGCGACCAGTTCGCCCGTTTCGTTGCGCGCTGCGACGTACGCCATCGCGCGCAGCAGTTGCCCCGTGGACGCCAAGGCATTCGCGACCGGTTGCGTATCGAGCCCGGGCACGGCCAGAATCCGCGGCTTCACCTGCACGACGGACGGCGCCGATTCGAGCGCCTTGAGCCCGGTTTTCGTCCCGTCGGCGTTCACGGTGCCGACGATATTGGACGTGGTTTCCGCCGAATCCTTGCCTTGCAGAACGCGCACGACGACGGTGAACGGGCGGGTCTGTTTCTGGATCGCATCGAGCGTCTTGTACAACGTGCCCTTGCGGCCAGCCTTGCCGAGCGCCGCTTGGACGTTCGTGAGCAGCACCGGCTTGTTCAGCGGAAACGTGACCGGGTCGGCATCGTCGCCGGTGCAGACGACACCAATAACGGCCGTCGAGATCGTCGTGATCGGACGGACGCCGGTGTTATCTTCGACGACGGATACGCCGTGGTGATAGTCCTGCGCCATGATTGTTTTACTCCCTTGATTTCGAATTGACGCGGCCCGGATCTGGACCACGTATCGGCGTTGCGCGTCAGTCGGCGATGATTTCGGCGCCCGAAAATGCGTAACGGTTCGTTGCGTATTGCTTCAACGTTGCGTCGCCGTCCTCGCCTTCCGGAACCGGTGAAACCAGCGCGGCTTCCACATACGCCTTCGGGTCTTTACCGGCTTTCGGCACGCCCTCGACACTCAGCATCGAATTTGCGAGCGGCGTGCGGTTTGCCCGCCGCGCTGCATCGTCGTAGAAGCTGGACATCTGTACGGACGTACTGTTGGCGGTGAAATTGATCGTCACCGAGTCGATGCGGTGAATGCTTGCAGGGGCGCCCGACTGTTCGACGGTGATTGCTTTCTTCAGGGTCATTGCTGGAATCTCCGATTGAGGTTCAATAAGTACTTCGACAACTGTCCGGCTCAAATAGGCGCAACCGGCCATACGACGTTCAGGGGGAATCCGGCCTGCTGCGGAACATCACGCAGCGCGGCGCGGTACTTCCGAAGTGCGGTTTCTAGATCAGCGTCGCCAGAGTCGGCCGCACGCTCGACCAGCGGATCGACCTGCAACAGCAGCGCGTCGCGCTCGCGACGCACACGCGCGGCGGCGTCGATCACTTCGAATTCCGCCTGGAATTCCGGCCACCAATTCAACAGATCGTCCGGTGTCGGCTGCGGAATATCGCGCGGCTCCCAGATCGGCACCCATGCCGATTTCGTTTGTTCGAGGGACTTCTCATCGACCGGGTGCGCGGGCCAATAATCTTTGCAGCGGACAAGCTGCGGGAATTTCTTCGACAGAATGAACGCCGCTTGCTCAACGGTGAGCATGAATTTGTTCGTCATTGGTTTCTCAGAAGTACGCCGTAGACCACGATTGCATTGGCCGTACCGTTGCCGGGACCGCTCAGGCCGCACATGACCCACGGCGCAGGTAGTGCGCCGCCAAGGCGATCCACGGTGCCGAAATTGTTCACGCCGGAATCCCACTGCACGCGCGCGCCCGCACTGGCTCGTGCATTGATGTTTCCCCAGATATCGTCAATCTCAGCGCTCAAGAATCGGCCGCGCCAAGTCAGATTCAGATTCCCGTCTGTCTGGAGAATCTGCGCGCCCCTCAGGTACAGCGTTCCCCAATCGTCTATCGAGAGCGTCGTGGAGTTGTATGCGTTGTTGATGAATTCGACACCGCCGCCGTCGCGGGCGCGCATGTACGTCCACGAGTCGAAACCCGGTCGGTTGTTTCGAAGGCCGATATCGGCCTGCCAGCCCGCACGCGTTACGCGGGGCCGATCGCGGAATTCAGGAGCCGCATTGAAGTACGTGGCCGACCCGAACTCGACCCGGTTGTCGCTGTTCCATACCGTGATCGGGTTTGCCTGCCACGAGCCGTCCGCTTTCATGGTTGCCCATGCCGAATAGCCGCCGCCCGACATCGTGCCGTGAAGCCACGCTTGCGCCGTACCATCTGCGCGCACGAGAACGATGCCCTTGGCATCAGTCGTGTTCGGTTGCTTGACACGAAGATCGTTCGTCATCGTGTCACCGGCCTTGTTCACCTTCGCGTTTGGGTCGAAATTGCCGTTGTCGAACGGGATTAGCCCGCCCGCCCATGTCGGACGCTTTGCGAGCGAGACAACCTGCGAACCACGGGAAACGTCCAGCACTTTTGACTGTGTCGTGCCGTCGTCGGCCCACGCAGTCATTGCGAAATCGTCGGTGTCCGTTTTGCCAATGGCGAAGCGTGTCTTCGTGCTGTTCTTGAAATAGACGGTCGCCCACGACGATCCGCCATCGACAGCGAATCCAAGTCCACGTACAAGACCCGCCGCGTTGAGAATTGAGCCATCGTCAACAGCGCCGCCGACCAGCACGCGCCCGCCGTTCTGCATAAGCGTCATGTTCCCGACGGCAGACCCATTTCCGCGCGTGACCGAAAGCGCGTTCTGTGATGCGGAATACGCGTCGTTCACCGTACGAATGGAAAGCACGCCGTCCGGGGCATGCAGGAATTCCCACTGCCTCTGATCGGTCGCACCGCCTTCACGACGCATGATGATCGACGTTTGCCCCGCGCCAGAACCGTTCGATGCGACAAGCGCACCAACACCGCTCGACGCCTTGATCGGGCCATTCGCCTGCACTACCGCGCTACTGCCGTCCTCGCCAGTCGCACCGACGACGAGTTTCCCGCTTGGGGTAACGCGCGCGCGTTCGGTCCCGCCTGCGCTGAACGTGAGCGCGCCCGCGCCGATCGTGGAACTGCCGTAGATACCGATGTTCGGTCCGTTGGCTCCCTTGTAGATGCCGATCAGCCCCGCGTCGCCTACGCCCTGACTGTTGATGAAGTAGTTTGCCGCGCGCACGCTGCCGGACACCTGCGCCGTGTTCGAACCGTCATCGGCCGTCGGCCCCATCACCACCCGGCCGCTATTGGGCGCGAGTGCAATGCTCTGGATCACGTTGCTATTGGCCTGCCGAACGACGTTGATCCACGGGACGCCAGAAGTCCATCCATCGGTAACAGCCCGGCCTTGAAAAATGCCGTCGCCTGCTTTGAAGTCCCATACCTTCATGTCCGCCGCTGACGTTGCGGACTTGAAAACGATCGTGCCCCCGCCATTGTTCCCGAGCAACACGCCAGAACCCATTGCGGCAAGTCCGTTCCCAGGTGCCGCACCCGTGAATGACGCGGCACCGCCGACTTGCAGTGCGCTGTAGAAGTCATCGGGCGTTCCGCCGATCAACACACGATTCGTCGCGCCTGCGACAAACCGCATCGTTTCCTTCGCGTTGTTCGCGACCGCAAACACACCATCGGCAATATGAAAAAAGCCGGTGTCCGGTGCGCCGTCGTTGACAAACGAAATGCCGGGTTTGTCCACGGTGCCTTCGGCCGCAAGAATCTGCCCGGACATCGTGAAGCCGGTCGTCTGCGCCGGGTTCGGCAAATTCCCGGCGTGCCACACGTCTTTGCCGTTGACGTGCAGATTTTTGCGCGTGAAGTTGAGCGCGAACATCGCGCCGTTCGATGGGAGGTAAAACCCCGCCTCAGAAGCGCTACCAAAGAAGTACCCGCCGCTCGGGCCGATGATGGCGCGCCCCTCATTGCCGCCATTGCTGACGTTGAGCATGCCCTTGACGTTCAACTGTCCGCCGACGAATGTCCCAACGCCGCTATCGTCCAGCATCACGGCACCCGTAGCGACGTTGATCGTGAACGGTCGAAAGGCGTTCCACGATGCGCTCGGATCGCTTGTGTTGGTCAGCAGAAAATAGAAATTCGAACCATCGTTGCGCAGCAGCACATCGCGGCCGTTCCGTAGTCGGATATTGGCGCCGCCAGCGTCTAGACCCGACGAGGTGATGCCGCCGGAGAACGTGCCATCACCCGCGACCTGCAATTTCGTCGCGCCGTCGTCGTCCCGATTGCCGACGACGACCCGGCCGCCGTACGTGATCCGCATCGCGCGGATCTGATTGGCGTCGCTATTCGCATCGTTCGGCGTGCGATTGATCCAGAAATCCAGATATTCACGGCCCCACGTTCCGGCGTCATATCCGGAACGGATCGACGCGACGAACCGCGCATTGGTGTCCACCGTGCCCGCCGCAAACGTGCCGTGAAAGCGAATTTTCGCATCGCGGTTGAGCGCACCGGACGCAGCGGCGACGGCGAGCTGCGCGTCCTGATCGCTCGGCGCCGACGTGACGCTAACCGGGCCGGTCAGCTTCGGGCGAATGAGGGGCGCATACCATGCGGCGGCGGTCTTTGGCGTGAGTGAGCGCAGCGCATCTTTGCCTTCGTTGACCTCCTCCTGTGTCGCCAGTTCGATGACGCCCTGCACCGTTTCCGATGCAGGCGGATTCAGGAACGACGCGTCGCCGAAAACGAGTTTCGTCGCATCGATCGACACAAACTGCATGTCGGACGCCAGCATCAGGTAAGCGGCGGGCGACTTCTCCATGATCGGGGTACTCTGCACGTACACGGCCGCCAGCACGCCGCTTTCGAGATAGAGCCCGTACCCGTACAACGAGTATTGATCGCTCGTCGTGTCCTGAATCGTGACGTGGATCGTGTCTTTCGCAACGTTCTTGCCGCCGAACGTGTTCACGCGCTTGCGCTCGTTCGGCATGACCGTCATCGCCGGATCGAACACGAATGCGCCGGTACACAGACCGATTTCGGTCACGCGATGCTCGTTCGTCCCCGTGTTGCCTTGCGCCACCAGCGCAGCGCGTCCGGCATCGGTTACTCGAATGAAATTCCCTGCCATGTTCATTGTTCCGTCAACGTCAGACGACGATAGAGCGCGGCCTGTCCGCCAGCGCCGACACCGATCGAGCCGCTAAGAGCGAACCCCTGCGTGAAGGTGTAGTGGGCGCGGACAGGCTTCGCGCGATCCACTTCCGCGAGAATGTCGGCGATATACGATGCGGTCGGTGGGTTGCCGTCCTGTGCCGCGACCGTCATCACCATGTCAAAGGTGTACGGCGTGCCCGCCGGTTCGTGCTCGAACCATTCGCGCATGACGATGTTCCCGCCGAAACTTTCGACCACTTCGCGGACAGCCGCGGCCGTGCCGTTCTTCCGCGCGATCGGGATAGCGGCCTTCACGCGGGCGCGCTTGATACGCTCGGGCCAATCGTCTTTCCACGTCACAACGCCCAAGTGCCACGCGAGCCACGGCAGCAGATCGAGCCGAATCGTGTCCGGGTTCATCAGGTCGCGGATCGGCACCGGCACCTCGCCGAGCCGCGCATTCGCAGCCGCGATTGCACGCAGGAGCGGCGACGCATTCGGCGGCAGCAGATCACCCGCCATAGACGCCTCCCAGAGTGATCTTGACGGCCCGACAGTACGGCGCCTGCGTGGCGGAAATCTCGACGTCTGCAATCGGCGCGTTCAGCTTCACACGCTCGACGCCGTTCACGTGCAACGCAGCGTAGATGCCGGACAACGTGACCTCACGGCCGTTACGGTGCGTTTCAGAGACGTAGGCAGCGAGCTTCGCGGCAGCCTCTTTCAGTACGACACTCGAATCCGGCCCGGGGAATGTGAACAGCACCGCATCGACCTCGTAACCGACGATCGTTGCACCACGCACCGTCACCTTGTCAGTGAGGGGGCGCACGTCGTCCGCACGAAGCGCCGCCGTCACGGCGTCGATCACCTCTTTGGACGGCGTGCCGTCGCCGTCGCGCGACAAGACCGTCACCAGCACTTCACCGGGCGCCGGGCTCGTCGCCGATGCGTCGAGCACTGAGCCATGCGCCGCAAGCGCGTGCGAACGATATGCGCCCTCCGGACCCGCGACGGAATAGCCCTGCGGTGCCAACTGCGTGCGGTAACGCAGATCGGTGTTGCCTTCCATCACGGCCGGGGTACCGGCTTCCGGATCTGCGGGCGTGATTTCCAGACGCTTGACACCGAGCAGCGCGGCCAGTTGATCAAGATCGCCGTCCATCGCGAACGCCAGCATGACCGCACGCGCTGCGTCGTTCACGCGTTGCCGCAGATACATTTCGCGATAGACGCTTTCTTGCAACATGATCGTGATCGGTTCCGATTCCAGTTCGAGCGCCGCCGCCACTTCTGCGCGACGGTCGTCCGGTACGAGCGAAAGCAACCCGGCCTTACGCTCCGCGAGCATTGCCTCAAAATCGATTTCCTCGACAACATCGGGTGCGGGCAGGCGCGACAGATCGATCGGCGTACTCATGCTCCGATGCCCTCGACCGAAACCGACGTTCGGAAGTCAACAGAAGCACCGCGCACCGTCGTATAGCCTTCCACGATGACCGGCAACGTTCCGGCCGCGAATTCGCCGGACGTGATCGCGTCCTGATCAATCGAGACACGCGTGAGCGTCAACCGAGGCTCCCACCGCATCAACGCGGTTGCGACGGCCGCATACACCTGCGTGAGTACGCGCTGATTGCCGGGCGCGTCGATCTGGTCCGGCAGGTCCGAGCCGAACAGGCGCCGCTTCACGCGCGTGCGCAACGGCGTTGAAAAGATGACCGCGATCGACTGTCGCAGGTGATCCACACCTTCAACGTATCGCCCGGTCTGTGCGTTCATGCCGATCATCACGCCCCCGCGAGCGGCGGCGACACGAGCGCGAATTCGCCCTTCGCTTGGTGCGGGTGGAATCTGAGGCTGATGTCGCCAGCCTTTACGTCGTCCGTGAAATGGGCCGAGCCGTGGATCTGCATAACAGGACCCGAACCGCCCTCACCGGCTTCGCCGGTCGCGCCGCTCAGGAACGTGAACGGCCCTTCGACCGTGAGTGCGCCTTTGCATGTCGTCTGCGGTGCGTCGAGCGTGACAGTTTCCGCCTTGACCGTCGCGGCCTTGGTTTCGATCAGCACGGACGCGGGCGCGGCGAAATGGATCGTGGCACCTTCCGGCAAAGCAACCGTGAGCGCGTGGCTCGCGTCGTCATAGACGATCCGGCCGCCGTCGGCGAACACGATCATGTGCTCGCTCGGGCTCGTGCTCGGCGCGGGATAGTCGTCGGCATACTCGGCGCCGGACACAACGCCTTGCGACGGATCACCGCCCGGGCAGTCGATCACCACCGGCTCGCCGATGCTCGGTGCACTCCATGTGCGGACCTTGCCCGCACGCGTGGCTTTCCACGGAAGCCAGTTCGTCGTCAACCCTTCGCCGTCGGTGTCAGGATCGCCGACGGCAACGCGGCACCGGGGCGCGGTCGGGTCGGCCAGATCGAGCGCGACCACGCGGCCGCGCAAAATCCCGTTCCGCTGTTGTCGCTGTGCTTCGTTCGTCTGTGCCTGTCCCACGTGTGCCTCACCGTTGTATCAATCGATACGCCCATCGTGCCGCGCGCGCGATCGACAGGCGAGCGACGGCGCCACGGCTCAGGCCGGGTACAAAATCAGCGAGGGAAAGGTGACGGACGCGCGCGACCGCGCGTCAGCGAGAGGAAAGGTGTTTGAGGTAGTGGTCGCGAATCATGCCGCGCTCGGGCTCTGTGAAGCCGAGCAGCACACGGCGGGGATACCGGTATTCCGGGCCGCCCGGCGCCACCGGGGCACGCTCGCCGTGTTGGTGGACGGCTGCAATCTGCGCGACGCGCCCGGCAAATCCGACGGTGCCGCCGTCAGCCGTCGCCGCGATCGTCATAAACCGCGTCGTGCGCAGCTTCATGAACATGGCCTGCCGCCTGATCCGGCCCGCGCTGGCGCGCGCAGGCGGGCGTTTGCCCGATGCACGCTTTCGCGGTTCGAACGGCGTTCCGTCCGGGTTCGTCTGCTTCGCGATGCGGGCCGCCTGACTGCGCCGCAGATCGCGCACGATGGCGCGCAGCACGCCGCGCCGTTGCGCGGGCGTGAGCTTCGCGAGCAGTTCGCCCACCCACGAATCGAGTGCCGTTAGATTGTCCGTCACCGTCTGCGCGCTTGGAGAATTGTTTCAACCGGGTCGAGCAGCCATACGGCCGAGTCAACATCAGCGTTCCCCGGCGCGCTGTCGTCCACGGACGCATACGACCGCGTACCGTCGCCCGCCACCTTCACCACGACGTTTTCTGTCAGGGGGACGCGGATCGACAGATCGACGGCGCCATTGTTCAACACGTCCGCTTCGAACGTGATGCCGTTCTGCCGGGTGTCCGGGTTCTGCACGATATCCGGCTGATTGCGCTTCGCCCATTCGGTAATGTCGCCCATGAGCGCGAACGTCGATCCGGCGAAATCGAGCAGCACAATGCGCGCCACGTAGCGAATTACGTACGACTGCGCGCGCGACGCGTTCGATTCGATCACGCCCTCATCAACGAACACGAGCAGCCGATCGGGGTTTTCGGGCAGGTACGCAACCGCGCCCGTGATCGCGGCGCGCAACGAATCGAGCTTTTTCACCGTGCGTCGCCCGGATCTGCGACGGTCGCCGCGCGCTCGGCGCGTGCCTGGCAGGCGGCGATCGCATCGACCGTCGCCGCGCACTGCGCCCATGCAGCCTTCGTCATCAGCAGGGCCGCATTCATGTCACGGTTCGTTTGCGGCGCCATCGCAGGCAACGCGCACCGCGTTACCGGCTGGCATGCGTTGAAGGTAATCACAGGCGCCGGTGAGATCGGGGCTTGCTTGCAGGCGGGCAATGTCAGCAGGCAGGACAGTATCAGCCCATGCGCGAGATTCGGGCGTTTCATTGAGGATTCTCCGGGTTGCGGCTTCGATGCGCGCCTGTGCCGTGCCGATCTGCGTGCGCGTCGTATCGAGCCGCCGTTGTAGTTCGGCGTTCGACCGCGCGTTCGCTTCGAGTCGCGCAATCGTCTGATCGCGAGCCGTCACCTGATCACGTGCGGCGCGTGCGGCTTGCTGTGCGTCCGAAACGTCCGCACGGAGCGATTGGACATAGCGAACGCCGCCCCATGCGACGAGCGCAGCCGCACCGAACGCCAGCAGCTTCGCGACCATCGGATTCATGCGCCCACCGTGTACGACGCCGCTTCACCGCAGAAATGAGCGGTCAGCACCTCACGACGCGGTTTCACGCCGTCGGCCGCGATGCCGATATGGACCCACCGGCCGCCCTCGTGAATGAGCTGATCGAACGCGAGATTGGACGCCGCCAGCTTGCGCACCACATCGAGCGGTGCGCCGAACTTCGAGCATACGAAATCGGCAGCGAGCCCCCCAAGGTGCGCGCTATTGGCGACGCCGCCGACCGCGCGATTCAGCGCCGGGCAGCGATAGCCCGACGTGATCTGCATCGGCTTGCCGCCGAGCAGCACGCGGGCCTGTTCCAGCGTCTGCGCGAGACGCCGCAGATTTTCGACCGTCGCGGCCGACGGCGTGTTGTCGATATGCCGCGTGCGCGCTACGTCGCTCGCGGTCAGTTCTTCGAGTGTGAAATGGTCCGTCAACTGCATAGAGCCTCCCTGATTGCCTGCGTGCGGTGCGCGCCTTATCGGCCCGTATCCGCCCCGCGATCCACTTCGCGCAACGCACGATCGAGCACCCGATCGAGCACCCGCGAGCCGCCGTATCCGGCCAGCGTGATGACGCCCGCCTCAAGCACGGCTTGAAAATTCATCCATTCGGACGCGAAGAACGCCAGCAGCCCGGCCACGAGCGACACCACCAGATCCTTGGCGATTTCCAGCCCGATCGAGCGGACCGGCGCCACGTCGGCCGCAAGCTTCTGCAACGTGCTCGCGAGGCCGCCAATGAACGACAGGAACAGGCACAGCGTCACGGCCGCGAGCGGGATGCTCGACAGATCGTCGCCGAACGTGACCGTTGCAGCCCACGCCGACGGCGGCCACACCACCGCCAGCCAGACCCACCGATACCGAATCAGGTTTTGCACGCAGCCCTCCGATGACGTTTTTCGAATTGATCGTGGAACGCCAGCACCAGACTGGTAACGGCCATTCCGACATACAGCACATAAGCGCCCCACGCGTCGCCGAGGATCGGCGCAAACACGAAGGGCGGCACGAGATAGCAGAACGCCGCGCCGACGTAAAGCCCGTGGCGATGCCGCACGAGCCACACGCACGCGCAACGTCGCGGCAGGACGCCGTTCAGCAGCACGTCGGCCACCAGCACCATTGCGATTCCGATCATGGCGAGCGTCAGGATTGCACCCGGCAAACCCTCCCGCCGCATCATCATGTCCGCGAGTGCATACGGCGCCGACACGCTGCGCGTGACGACCACGAGCGCGAGCACCGCATACAGCGCGCGGAACGCGACAGCGCGCGCGCCGTGATCTTGAAAACCGGGGTCTTTTCGCATACGAACCTCAATCGAATAGCTGAACCAGCGGCGCCGTTCCCGCGATCCCCGTCGAGTCCGGCATTTCGACCTCGAACCCGAGCGGCAGAAACAGGCCGATATCGGCCAAACCCGGGTTCGCCTCTAACACCGCCTCGACCACGCCATCGGTGCGGCCGTACCAACGCCAGCAGAGCGCGTCGACGGTTTCGTTTTGTTGTGCGCGTGCCTTCATCAGATCAGGTCCACCGTGACGCGTCGGCGGCGCATGATGTCCGACACAGCCCAATACGCATCACGCCGCGCGTCTTCCGGCAGGCAATCCAGCGCCTCCGCCCGGCGCGTGCCACTGGCCGACGTGTCGTAACCGCGATAGCGCTCAACCAGCCACGCCAGCGCCCATGCGTACACGGCCCGCCGAAAGCGCGACACCTGCACGTTCACGCCGTCCACGTCGCCGCTCAGAGTCGTCGCCAAATCGGCCGCGCCTTCGCGCTCACGATCCACGCGCCACTCGGCGAGCACGTCACGGGTATGCGCGATGCCCTCGACCACCGCATCGCGAAACCGCGCATCGGTGATCGTGCCGTCTTGCAGGCGCATCACCTCACGTGCGACGCGCAGATCGATTTCGGGAAACCATCCATCGCCCGGGATGACGGAGGCGACAGCAGGATCGGCCGGTTTCGGCGCGGTCGCGGCCGGGACGGGTGCGGTCGAAACGAAATCATTCATCGCAGCACCGTTCGGGGTGGCGGTGGACGCGTGCCGCTTGGCAAGGCGCAATGCCTGCCGCCCGGCACGCGTGCCGCCACGTCGCGAGGGACGCGTTACGCATCCGAGCCCTCACCATCGGGACCGGGTGCAGATTCTTTGCCGGACAGCAGCGCTTCGAGCCGCGCGATATCGCGCTTCACGCCGATCTTGTCGTTCAGTTCGAATGCCCGGCGAAACGCGGCAAGCGCGGCATCCGGATCGACCGCGGTCAGCGCCACGCCGTACGCCTTGAACAGCTTCGCGCGGATCTGATCGACCATATCGAAAGGCGCGGTCAGGTCGATCACGTCGGCCAGCAGGCCCGACGGCACGTCAGCCGTTTCGGCGAACCCTTCGGCCACCGTCGCCGGCAGCGTGCGGTCGAAATGCGCAGGCATGGTCAGGCCGTGGCGGATCGCGTAGCGGGCGATATCCATCGCCCCGCCCATGTCGCCGGCGTCGAGCCGCCACAGCATGATCGTTGTCACCACGTCATCCTGACCGCCCGCGTCACGTTCCAGCACTTCGCTGATGTACGGCAGGTAGTCGGGCAGGATTTCGCGCTTGATTTCGACCTTGCGCTCGACGGACTGCGTTTCCTTCAACCGCCGCTGATCCGTCGCGAGCTTCGCGCGCATCATCTCGTACGCCCTGTCCTGCGAGCGCTGCGTGCTCGCCGCGACCTCGCCGCGCGTGTCGCCGGGATCGGCGACGGACGCGACGGTGGACGCGGCGACGCGCATCAAATGCCGAGTGATCGGGGTATGTCGCGTCATCACCGCACCTTATTGACCGCCCGCAGGCGCACCAGCGAATTCAACGTTCTCGATCAGGCAACCGGCGCCGAAGTCCTCGACCACGTACGCCTCGTTGCTCGATTCGAAGAACTCGACCTGATCGCGCTTCGGGTTGTCGATCACCGCGCGTCGACGGCCGCTGATTTGCCAGTACAGCGACAGATTTTTCAGGATGGTGATGAACAGCTTGCCGCGCGGCATGAATGGCACCTGCACGGCTTGCAGATTGCCGATGCGCTTCTGGCTGATGACCAGACCGGCCGCGAGCGATTCGGTCGGCGGGTTGTCGCGATCGAGAATCGGGAAATACTTGTCCAGGAGCGTATCGCGGCCGCACAGCACGACCAGTTCCGGGCTTTCCGCATACCACGGCTCGATCAGCGAATTCGTTGCTTCGTAGACGAGCGCGTCGAGGTTCTTGTAATCGCCATCGGCGCCACCGATCACCAGCTTGCCCGAGCCCTTCTTTCCCTCACTGATCACACGATCTTTTGCCTGATCACGGTACTTCTGCAGCCAGCCCTTGTTCACATCTTCGAGGTTCGGGTTCTTCGTGCGATCGGACGTGGCAGCCCGGCCCACACCGTTGAAGCCGATACGAATCCGATCGAGCGCTTGTTGCTGCGCGTTCACATCGCGCACCATCGTCTGGAAATTCGGGAACTGCGCCCACGCGTCGAGCTTGCCGTACTTCAAATGCGTGTCGAAATTCGTCTGCGTGCAGACGTATGCGTTCGGGTCCATGTCGGTCAGATCGACCGTGGTTCGATCGGACTTCGTGGTGTCCGTCGTGCTCGCGATCGGTGCGCCGATCAGCAGGCCGAGCTTTTCGCCCATCTGTTCGGTTACGCCCTGCACGTTGATACGTTGCAGGAACGCCGCCGATTCTTGAATGCGCTTTTCCAGCGTTTGCTGGACGCTCGGCACGACGGCGAATTTTTCCGCGACGCTCGCGACGCCGTTGAGCTTCGCGATGTTGTCCATGTAGCGCGTCAGTGCGCGCCGGGTAATCGGGTTCATGTGTTCTCCGGTAATTCGATCTGTGGTGTGTCAGCCCGACCGCTGTCAGCAATCGGTAGCGTCCCAATCGGCGCTGCCGGTTGCGCTCGGTCGCATGGCCGCGCCCGGTTCGCGTTCGAGCTTCTGGCTCAGGGTGTTGAACGCTTCGCGGTCTTTTTCGCGATCGGCTTTCAACGCCTCGATATCGCGCGTCAGACCATCGATCACGACCTGTTGCGACGCACTGTGGAACGACAGCCGTGTGATCAGGTCCGCGTTCGACGCATCGCCTTGCGCGAACTCGGCCGCCTTCGCGGCGCCGCCCTTCGATGCGTCGGCGGCCGATGCTGGGGGCTTCAGCGAGAAACCGAACATTTCGGCGAACCTCGCCACCACGGCCGACGCGATCGACGTAGACGACGCGGCAGGATCAGCGGGTTCGTCGCCGATGAGTGATGCCGCGTCTACCTCGACGCCGATCGAAAACAGGTTTTCCGGGGCCGCCTTGCGGGACTTGAAGTGCTCCGGGTGTTGCCGCGAGAACGTAAGGATTTCGGTGCCGAGGCTCGCGGGGCTGTCCGTCACGCCGATACCGAACAGATACGCCTTCCCCGTCTTTGCGAAATCCGGCGCAATCTCGACGCTCGTGTAGACCTTCTGGCGGGCCTTCACCATTGCCTTGAGATCGTCCGTCGGATCGATCTGTGCGAACAGCGCCAGCTTGCCGTCCTCGACCTCGCGCGCTTCGACGGCCCGGACGTCGCCATACGCGCGGAACGGGCCATCCGGCATGGTTCCCCGGTAGTGTTCGAGGAACACGCGCGCGCCGTACTTCGCCGGGTCGTACGTACTTGCCATTTCCTCGATCTGTTGCCGCGTGATGTCGCGACCGTCCGTGGTCGCGCCTTCCGTTGCCACCCGCACAAACTTCATTGTGTTTTCTCCCTGTTGATTCCTGTCCGCTTATCGAGCGTGAACACCATCGTGCGTGAGCACCGTCAACGCTTCAACGCACGCTCCCGTGTGACAGGCCGGGTACAGATTCAGACGGTCGATTTCGCGCTCGCGCGCGCGATACGCTCGACGCATGGTCAAACCTGCAAACCCCTTCTCCGACTTTCCGGCATCAAACGATGTATCCGCAACGAACGTGACGAACCTCGCCACGCGCCGCGTTGCGCGTGATCTGTTTTGGAGTGGATGGAAGATTGTCGCCATCGCCGAATACATCGGCGAGCCGCGGTCAACGGTGGAGACGTGGAAACAGCGCGAGGGATGGGACAAGGCAACCGCGACCGACAAGGTTATTGATGCACTCGTGCAGCGTCAGCGCGTGCTGATCGCGAAGGAAAACAAAGAGGGAAAGGACTTCAAAGAACTGGACTTGCTCGGCCGAGAAATGGAGCGCCAGCAGCGCATACAGGCGCGCGGCGAGCGGGCCGAAGGTAGCGGAAACGAGAACGGTACGGCCAGCGAAGGCAAGGCGAGCACGTCGCCGCGCTCGTCGTCGCGGAAATCGAATCGCAATGTCATAACGGCCGAGCAGGAACAGCGCCTGAAAGAAGCGATCCGCGAACAACTGATCGGCCATCAACACACGTGGTTCGAGCATCGGCACTTGCGCCGCCGCAACATCCTGAAGTCACGACAGATCGGCGCCACGTTCTATTTCGCGCACGAGGCGCTCGTGCGTGCGCTGGAAACCGGCACGAATCAGATTTTTCTGTCGGCGAGTCGTGCGCAGGCGCACGTGTTCCGCTCGTATATCCAGAAATTCGCATGGAACGCTGCGCAGGTTGAGCTAACCGGCGATCCGATGAGGTTGTCGAACGGCGCGGAATTGATCTTTCTCGGCACCAGTTCACGCACGGCCCAAAGCTACAACGGCGACCTGTATTTCGATGAGTATTTTTGGGTCAGCAATTTTGCGACGCTCAACAAGGTCGCGATGGGGATGGCGACGCATTCGCATTTGCGGATGACACACTTCTCGACGCCGTCCACGAAAACGCACGAAGCCTATCCGTTTTGGACCGGCGCTCACTTCAACCGTGATCGTGCAGACGACGAGCGCGTCGAGATCGATATTTCCCATACGTCCCTTGCACGCGGGCGCCAATGCGGCGACGGGCAATGGAGGCAGATCGTCACCGCAGAGGATGCAGTCGCATCCGGGTTCACGAAACTGGATCTGGAGGACTTGCGCTCAACGAACAGCCCGGCCGATTTCGAAAACCTGTACATGTGCCAGTTCGTGGACGACACCTCATCGGTGTTCGCCTTCCGGCTCGTACAGGCGTGCATGGTCGATTCATGGGACGTGTGGACTGACGTAAAGCCGTTGCTTGATCGGCCGTTCGGCTGGAAACCGGTATGGATCGGCTACGACCCGGCCCTCACGGGCGACGCGGCCGGATGCGTCGTCATCGCCCCACCCGAGCAGCCGAACGGAAAATTCCGCGTGCTCGAACGGCATCGTTGGAAGGGCATCGACTTCGAGACGCAGGCCGAGAAAATCCGAGAGCTGACGCAACGCTACAACGTGACCTATATCGCGATCGACACGACCGGCATTGGTCACGGCGTGCATCAGCTTGTGCGGCAGTTCTTCCCGCGTGTCGTACCGATCCAGTATTCGCCCGAAGTGAAGAACCGCCTTGTCCTGAAAGGCATGTCGGTGATCGGGAAAAAGCGCCTGGAATTCGACGCGGGCATGACTGACCTCGCGCAATCGTTCCTGTCCATCCGCCGAGCCATGACGCCGAGTGGCACAAAGATGACCTACACCGCCGCGCGTAACGAAGAAATCGGCCACGCTGACCTTGCATGGGCCTGCCTTCACGCGCTCGATAACGAACCCCTCGAAGGTGCCAGCCGCGCACGCAGCACCGTGGAGATTTACTGATGAGCACCGCCCTCGTTCCGACCACCGACGCGCACGACGTTGCAACGCGCGCGCCGCTGTCCTCGATCGAAACGTTCACGTTCGGCGATGCGGTCGCCGCGATCGACGGCGCCGACATTCTCGATTACGCCGAACTGTGGGCGATCGACGACTATTTCGAGCCGCCGATCAGCCGCCCCGGGCTCGCGAAATCGCTTCGCGCAGGCACGCATCACGCGTCCGCGCTGTACTTCAAACGGAACGTGCTCGCCTCGACGTTCATCGAGCATCCGAAGTTTTCGCGCGATGCGTTCCGCCGCCTCGCGCTCGATTTTCTGGTTTTCGGCGACGCATACCTCGAACGCGAGCGCAACCGCATCGGTGGAGCGCGCAGCTATCGGCCTTCCCCGGCGAAGTACACGCGCCGAAAAACGGATCTGGTCAATTTCGTGTTCATCGACGGCTTTCTCGACCGCCACCAGTTCGACACGGGCTCGATTTTCCAGTTGATGGAACCGGACGTGAATCAGGAGGTGTACGGCATGCCCGAGTACATCGCATCGCTGCAATCCGCGTGGCTGAACGAATCCGCCACGCTGTTCCGGCGCCGCTACTACGCGAACGGCTCGCACGCCGGGTTCATCCTGTACCTCAACGACCCGAACATGGACCCGGAGGACGTAGACGCGATCCGGAAGGCGTTACGCGACTCGAAGGGCATCGGCAATTTCCGGAACCTGTTTTTGCACTCGGCCGCGCGAAACGGCAGCGGCGAAAAAGGCGCGGTCCAACTGATCCCGATTTCCGAGGTTGCAGCGAAAGATCAGTTTTTCGACATCAAGAACGTTACGCGCGACGACACGCTCGCGGCCCATCGCGTTCCGCCGCAGTTGCTTGGCATCGTCCCGAGCAATACGGGCGGTTTCGGCGCGGCCGACACTGCCGCGCGCGTGTTCGGGCGGAACGAAATCGTGCCGTTGCAACAGCAATTCCTCAAAATCAACGAATGGGCGGGCGAGGAAATCGTGCGGTTCACGGACTATGTGATCCCGACGGCCGCGCCGACGGCGAGCGCCGCGTAACCCGCTGGAAGTGCCAAATCTGGCACTTTTCGGCCCTGCGTCTGGTCCTGCCCGGCGTGCATCAGCCTGCGTCTGGAAATTTCCCCCGAAAATCGCCGAAACCCGCCCCGCGCGGGCCTGCGCAGGGCCGGGGTTTTGCGTCTGGAAGTGCCCCTTTTTTGCAGCGGGCAGGCGCGGAGGGGACTGCGCTATCCGGGCGCCGGGGCGCGAGCCACCCCACCGCCCGGCCCGTGCGGCACGCGCCCACCGAGCCCGCGTCCGGCCCGCCACGGGCACGCCGACGCCTCGGCCAAGGGTCGGGATGCATTAGGCGTCGAACCGCTCAGAGGCCCGCAAATCGCGCCGGGCGCGGTGCCTCGATTTCCTGATGTGATATCACTTTCTGATTGCAAAGTGATAGCACTTTCTGCTATCATTCGGGCATGAAATCGAAACACGCCCGCACCCTCGCCGCGATCTTCACGAAGCCCACTCTGGGCGGGATCGTGTTTTCCGATATTGAATCGCTCGTCGCCGCACTCGGCGGCGAAATCCACGAAGGCGCCGGGTCGCGCATTGCCTTCGAACTGAACGGCACGCGCCGCTATCACCACCGCCCGCACCCGGGCAAAGAGGCGAAGCGGTATCAGGTGGAGGATCTGCGCGACTGGTTTATCGAAATGGGAATCAAGCCATGAACAACGCCATGTCTTACAAAGGGTATTTCGCCCGGGTCGATTTCGACGGGCGCGATAACATTTTCGTCGGCCACGTGCTCGGCGTGGACGACAAAATCAGTTTCCACGGCGAGACGGTGGACGAACTGTCGCGAGACTTTCATGCGGCCGTCGATCACTATCTTGACGACTGCAAACGCGGCGGGCGCGAGCCGCAGAAGCCCGCGTCCGGCAAGCTGATGCTGCGCATTGATCCGGCCGTGCATGCGCGCGTCGGCATTGCCGCCGCCCTGTCGGACGAAAGCATCAATCAATGGTCTGAGGAAGTATTGGGGCGCGCGGCCCGTGAAGTGTTGGAGCGCGCCGGTTTCGCGAACGACGAGCGCGCCCCGGCGCAGGCTATCTGAACGTTAGGTTGACGCGTCAGGGTGCCACCACTGCCCCACCTTACCTATCGCGAGCCCGAACGCGCGGGGCGTGTAACCCTGAGACTCCGCGCGCCATTCCAATTCACGTCGCACACGGCGCGCGTTCGCAGAAATCAACGAACGCTCGCGCGACCCTATCGGCATGATTGCGCCGTCGATTATCGGGCCTGTACATACAAGGCGGTCATACGCTTCGCATCGTGCGTGATACTCGACAGCCAGCGATGTTAGTCCGTTTTCGGGGTCCCACGTTTGGCTGTATAGAATCCGGAACACGCCTCCGTCGCCCCTCATCATCGCGCAAATCGCCGAGCGCGCAGCACGGTCGCCCGGCTCGTATGCGATACACGCGTTATCGCCGACAGTAGCAATCCATTTCTCGTCGCCTGTCATGCTTCACGCGAACACGCCACGCAGCGCTCCAGCGCCTCTATGCGTCGCTGTTGATCCAGCAGCAGCGCCGCGAGCGTAATAAATGCCCCACCGTAGCCATTACCATAGCCGGTGTGCGTTGCGCTGTACTGCTGTTCGAGCCGATATTGGTCGCCGTTTTCCATCACGATGGTAAGCCCCTTACTGGCACTATCGAACATCACCATCTTGATATCACCGGTCTGTTCCAGCGCGGTGGCGCTGAAATAGCTTTTGTCGTATTGCATCATGCCTCCCGACCGTGCGCCTGCGCGCTTCCCAATTTCACCCACTCCGAACAACCCTCGCGGACTCGCGGCAGGTCGCCGCCGCATACGCAACCGCCAGCACGATCGCAATATCCGCCCGGCGCCGCGGCGGATTGCGTAGCCCGATCGCCAGCGGCGGAGAGACGCACGACGCTATACGCCGGGGGCAGCATTTGGCGGTTACGGTGTTCCGCCCGCGCGTCGACGGCCCACGAACGCGCCTCGTCCTCGTCGTATGCAAGATGCACGAGCGCCCGGCCATCGGTCACGCCCCACGCGGACAGCGGCGCTGTGTGCGGCGGCGTCCACGAGCGAGCAGCCAACTCCAGCCACACCGCCCACCCTATACCCCGCCAGCCGTCGCGATCACCGGCATGGAACCATGCCCCCAACGCCCAATACTGCGCAAAGCGCGGTTCCTCGACGCGCACCAACGCATCCAGATCAGCGGCGGCCATCGCCGCGAGCGCCGTCATTTCGCACCTCGCTCGCGTGCGTTCACGATCGCCGCGCGCAGGTCCGCCCCCTCACCGGCAACCGGCCTTTCGAGCAGGTCGAGCACGCCGACCCGGAACACTGGCTGTTCACCTGCCACGTGCATTTTGCTGATCGCGACGTTGCCTTGCGCTTGAAGCCAGTCGAGCAGACCGGCATCGTTTGACCTGGCTGTTTGCTTCTGGCCGCCGACTGCTTTCAGAGCCTTCGGCGTGACCTTCGTCTTACCGGCCGCCGTCACCGCCTCTTTCGCGGCTTGCAGGTGCGCGACAGCGTTCACGCCCTGTTCCTTCATCACCTTGACCGCGCTCGTCGCCGAGACTGCGCCAGACGTGACCATTTCCTTGATCGGCGTCGGCGCAGCCACGAGCGTGAGCGCATTGCGAATCGACGCGACGTTGCGCGTCAAGCGCCTCGCGATTTCCTTCTCATCAATTCCGCGGCCGATCAAGCGTTTGATCACCATCGCCTCGCCGAGCAGCGTCAGGCGACGGCCAGAGTTATCGAGAATCAGGCCGAAAATCCGATCCTCTTCCGTCGTGCCACGCACTTCGTTGATCACCGGCACCGCTTCGATGCCCGCGCCCTCACTGTTCGCCAGCAACACGCCATCCCACCGCGTATGACCGTCGGACACGTACAGGTAGCCGTCGGCCGCCGCCGCGACCTTGATCGGCTTGTGGCGAAAAAACCCGTTTGCCTTGATCGAGTCCGCAATCTCGCGAACGGCCGTCGGGTACTCCGGGTCGGCCTCGCGCGCTTCGTTGAATTCGGGCCGGACGCGGATCGCGTCGAGCGAAACCATGTACACGTCGGCCGTGCCCTGCCGGAACGGCTTCACAATCTCTTTGACGTTGCCCGGCACCAACTCCATTTCTGCCTGTACGGTCGTTGCAGCATCCATCGTTCATTCCCCTTTCAAGTGGTTCATCGCAGGAAACCGTGGAGCGTTTGAGGGCGATTGCGTAACCTGACGCCTGATTCTATGGAGGTCAGGGGGAAGAATTGCTCGATCGCAAGGCGCTTCAGGCACTGGGCTGCTGGACCGGCTATCGGTTGGAACGGGTGGAATGGCCGGAAGGAGACGGCCATACGCTGTCGCTGCATCTGAAGCCAGTCAGCAAGGTCATGCACTGCGAACAGTGCGGCGCGCGCTGCCAGCAAATCCACGAGACGACGGTTCGGCGAGTGCGCGATCTGCCACTGTTCGAGTACCGAGTCGTGCTGCATGTCCCCCGCCGTCGGGTCTGGTGCGCACACTGCGGCGGCCCGAGGCTGGAGAAGCTGACGTGGCTGGGCCGCTACCAGCGAGTGACGGAGCGGTTCGCCAAGGCCTGTGAGAAGCTGCTGCAAGCGGCCAGCGTGCAGGCGGTGGCAGCCTTCTACGACCTGGGCTGGCACACGGTCAAATCGATCGACAAGATGCGCTTGCGGGCTCGCGTGGCCGAGCCGGACTGGTCGACGATCCGCTATCTGGCAATGGACGAATTCGCGCTGCATAAGGGCCATCGCTACGCCACGGTGGTAGTTGATCCGATCGGCCGACAGGTGCTCTGGGTCGGCCCCGGACGTTCACGAGAAACGGCTCGAACCTTCTTCGAACAACTGCCCGAAGGCGTTGCCGAGCGCATCGAAGCGGTCGCGATCGACATGACCACGGCCTATGAGCTGGAGATCAAGGAGCAGTGCCCGCAAGCGGAAATCGTCTTTGACCTGTACCACGTCGTGGCCAAGTACGGCCGCGAAGTGATCGACAGGGTGCGAGTGGATCAGGCCAATCAACTACGACATGACAAGCCGGCCCGCAAGGTCCTGAAGTCCAGCCGCTGGCTGTTGCTGCGCAACCGTCACAACCTGAAACCAGAACAGGCCGTGCACCTGAAGGATCTGCTGGCCGCCAATCAGTCGCTGTTATGCGTCTACGTGCTGCGCGACGAACTCAAACGGCTCTGGTTCTACCGAAAGCCCGCCTGGGCGGAAAAGGCTTGGGGGCAATGGTTCGAACAGGCTCAGCAAAGCGGGATCGCCGCGCTGCAAAAGTTCGCTCAGCGCTTGCAGGGTTACTGGCACGGAATCGTGACTCGCTGCCGTCATCCGCTCAATACCAGCGTCGTCGAAGGCATCAACAACACCATCAAGGTCATCAAGCGTCGGGCTTATGGGTACCGCGACGAGGAATACTTCTTCCTCAAAATCCGCGCCGCGTTCCCCGGTAATCCGCGATGAACCTTTCAAGTACCCCGGCGACGGAATGTCGCCATCATCAGAAACCGACCCGCCATCAGGCGCGTCATCAAAAAGCGAAAGCGACTCCCGCCGCTCGGCGCGGCGCACCGGCTGTTCGGCTGGCGTCATCGTGAGCGCCGTCCGGTATGTGTGACCGCACAGCACGTTGTCGCACTGGAAATCGACGTTCCAGCACAGCTCAGACGTGCGCAGCATCGCGCGCGCTATGCCGCGCGCCCCGCAGTGCGGGCATGGCATGGTCCACCGCATATCAAAGCCCGATCCACTTCCGCGTGCGTGAATTGACCGAGCCGAGCAACGGGCCCGCACGCACGATCGGGATATCGAGCCCGTCACGCGGCGCGGCCGACGGGGAAAGCGAATAGAGAATTTCGACCGACGCAGGCGCACGGAACCCGCAATCCGGGCACCAAAAATACAAGCGGCGCATCGTGTCACTCATCGACTCAGAATGACGCGCCTCGATCTTCCCGTCGCATGCGGGACACTCGATCGACATGTCGTGCGGATCGCGATAGCTGGCGTTCATATAGGCTCCGGTCAGAATGAAGTGGTGTTCGAGCCCGCGCGGTCATAGTCCGCGAGCCAATCCCGCACATCGTCAGCCGATATGCGGATCACGTCGGCCGCACGTGCCGAATGCGGCACGTGGAGCGTCGTTGCGCTGTCTGTCGCTGGATCTGGCGCGCTCGCGCCAACCGTGACGTGTCCGGCGCGGTCATAGTCCGCGAGCCAGTCGTCTATCTCGGCGGCCGACGGGGCGGCGTCCTGCGTACAGTTATTGACACGAGTCCAAGCGCGCGCTGCGCGCGCGAAACCCGACTCCTCCGCTTCGCGCTTGCGCGGGGCGATCGTCCACGTGTGATGGACCGTGCGAACGATGATGTGCGCGAACCTCCGGCGAACGACGATGCCGTCGTTCTCGAACCGGATTCCGGACGCCTCAAGACCCTTCACCACTTCGCCGACCGCCTCGCCGTATCGGCCCACGCGCGATTCGAACTCGCGATAGAGCTTCACTGGACGATCGTCACGGCGGCAGTGAATACCGCCGTTCGCTTTGACATATTTCGCCCACGATGCGGGCGTGATCTCGCCGTCACGGTGTTGAAGCTTGTTCACGGCCTCGTACATTTCGTCCAGCACCGACGGCGCCCCTTCCGGCACCCGGTCCATGCGCCGCGCTTCACGCCACGTCGTCACCGGCGGCCCGCCGACCTGCTGAAACTGACGAATGCGCCACGTGGACGCCCACGCATCGACGCGCAACGACGTTTCGAGCCCGGCGTTACCAAGCATGTCGTCTTGAATGCCGAAGCCGTCGATATTTTTTGCGACGTACTTGGCGATGTATCCCGCAGCGGTGCCGCGCTTCCAGTCGATCGGCTTGAAGTCAACACGATGGTGTTTCGCGCCGCGCTCGTCTGGCGAATCGAGCAGCGCGTAACGGCGAATCCACGCACAAATGCGCGGCATCAGCGCCGCACCCTCATCGCGAACAAAGACGCTCTTTACGCGCCCGCGCTGCCCGGGTGCCCGCACGCCTTGCCGCTTCCGGCACAACACCGGATCGAAGAACACGAGAAAGTGCCAATGCGGCGTGCCGTCGTGATTCGGCTCGGCAATGCGGAAGCCGTACCAGCGCACACCCCGATTGCTGAGATAGGCGCGCAGCTTCGCGAACATCGCGGACAGGTAGGTTTGAGCCTCTTTCGGCAACGTGCCGTCATAGCGCGGGTTCTCGCGGACGTTGTGCCCGATCCGCTTCCCTTGAATGCGCTTCTTCCCTTTCGTGAAGCGGTGCATGCGCGACGGACAGGTAATCGTGAAGAACAACCCGACGTGTCCGAGTTCGCGCGCGATATCCTCGAACCCCTTGATTCGAGTCATCAACTCGCCACGCTTGACGGCTGGCGACGACACCGAGCGGTCGCGCAACTCCGCGAGCGTGAAGCATGCGCCCTCTTCGTTGGTCGCAAGAATGTTCTTTAGGATTTCATCGTTGCGCGCACGTTGCTGCGCGCGGCGCTTGAGCGATTCGTCGGACACGTACGCGCCCATTTTTGCGTTGATGAAGCCGAGCGCGAGCGCCGCAGCCTCGAAGTACTGCGCGTGCATCACGCGAATGCGCTTGCGCCACCAGATTGCGCACGTCATACGCAGAATCGCGGGCTCGTCCATCACTCCGTGGATGACGCCGGTACGTGCCGAAACACGAATCGGCATCGGCGGTTCGCAGTTGAACTGACGCACGACACGTTCGAGCGCCGCGCGCCGCGCCTTCACGCAACGGTAATCCGGGGCCAGTCCAAGGCATTCCGCCGCCTTCCGTGCGGCCGCTTCGCGGATCGTCGCATCGTCAGCGTTGAGCGGGAGCTTTAATGCGTTGAGCCGGGACGTGATATCGAGCAGGAACAGATTCGCGGTGCGGCGTGCATCGATGTTGCGAGCCGCGTGACGCTCGCGCCACTGTTGGTCAATCCGGTCGCGCCAGCGAACCGGAAAGCCTTGCAGGCGTTCGCCCGCCCATTGCTCATCTGTCGATAGTCGGAGATATCCCATTGCCAACTTCACTCGCACAGGCCGTAATTCGAGGCGCACACGGTCGCGGGTTGAGCATCGGCGAGCAGATCGTATTGACGCCCGCCACGGGTCGTTTTCGACCACTCGATGACCTGCCAAATATGGGACGCCGCGCCCGTATGTCCACCGTGCCCGGACAGGTGCATGAACGTCACGGGCGAGCCCGGACGGCACACCGCAGTGACGAGGCGTTCCCACTCTGCGATCCGCTCGATATGCTCCGGGAACCGCCGGGAAATTTCGCGCAATTCGACCTTCGCCGCATTGATGCACGGCATGCAGCCGACGCGGGACATGCCTTGTTTGTAGAGCGGGTTCGGCCGAATGCCAGCAGCCGCATGCGCCTCGAATACGTCATCGACGTTCCATTGCAGAATCGGACGAAATACTGCGTAATGGCCGCCGCGATCCTCGTAGTACGGGAGCCATCGCCGCGCCTCACTTTCGTCGGCCCGGACACCCTGCCACGACTCAATGAAGTACCCGGCGTCGATCAGATCGAGCGCGTACTCAGTCAACGGATTGCGCTTCAGGTGTTCAGTGCAGTATTGGCGCTTACGGCTCGGGAAACCGCCCTTCAACATGCACAGGTCCAAGAACGGATTTCCGGTTGGATGCAGTAGTTCGAGCGCACGGGCCGCCGCCTGTTGCGTCCAGGCGTACCGGAACTGTCGAGCGCCGTAGACGGCCGACTCCGGCTCGCCCGCCGCAATTCGAGCGAGATTGGCGCGCTTGATTGCGAACTCGTCGTCAAACGAAGCGCGGACTACATCGACCGTGATTCCGAGAGCGCGGGGCAAGTATTCAAGCGCATATGCGTACGTGCCCTCGTGCTCGTTTCCCGTGTCGGCGAACACTGCCCGGACGTTTTCCGGCCCGTACAGTTCGAGCGCGACCAGCAGCGTTGCCGTGCTGTCTTTCCCACCGGAGAGCGAGACGACCCGCAGTGTCTTACGTTCCATGTCAGTCACCGCCCCTCACGTCCGATTCATCGACTTGATCGGCCACGACGGCTCGGCGCCTTCGTCGGGATGAGTGCCACACCATGCCAACACACCCACGATCGTGAACAGCCAAATGGCCCACAGGGGCATCGGTTTTTTCTCGTTTGCACGCTTCATCGCTTCGACCTCTGAGGAACGTAAAGAAAGACTGCGTTACGCGATGCGCAACTCGTAGCCGTCCTCGCCAACAATGAACAGGTTCACGTCGCGCAGCCGGTAAGCGTTGTTGTTGCCGCTGACGACGTACTCATCGCGTTGTAGCGGGCTGATCTGGACGGGGAAAAGTGCGCCGGGCGGCGTCTGGCCGTAGTACTTGCTCGTGCGCTTGATCTTTGCGTGGATCTGTTGGCTCATCTCAGTTCCGTGTGTTGTTGGCTCGCTAGTAGCGGAAAAGAAAACGTCGTTTCGACAGGTCGCGTAGAAGCGGACGGAGAACGCGCATTGCATCGGATTCGGCTTGATCGGATCGCGCAGTGCGCGGCGGGCTGGACAGATTCGGCGCGGCGGCCAGCGCTCCGGCGCCGATGCCGAAATCGGCCAAGTCCTCGATCAACAGTTCGCGCGTCGAAACCGCGGCGTCGTCGCGGATCTGAACCATGTCAGGTCCGCGCGCCGGTCGCTGCAAAGAGCGGCATTTCGTCCGCATCCGTGTCAACGCATGCCGACGTGCGCGGGTCAATGCCAGCCGCAGCGCATGCCGACGGTGAAACCCAAATCACCTCTTCGCGTGGCACGGTTCCCGCCTGCCCGTTCGCACGCGTCTTGCGCGTGAACCGAGCCCAACCAGCCAATGCGCGGTCATACATTCCCGACGCGTAACCGCTGACGACCGCCATACCGCGCAGATTCGCTAGCATCGCCAGCAGATCGGCGTGTTCGAACGCGGACATTTCGCACCGGTAGTCGCGGCCAAGCCCACGCGAAACGCTGTTGCGCACTTCCGGCAGGTACGGCGGATCGACGTAGAACAGGACGCCCGGCGCGTCGTACTTCGCGATCAACTCAACGGCGGGCATATGTTCGATCATGGTTCCGCGCAGACGGGCGCCGACCGCTGCGAGGCGCGCCGGGTACCGCAACCACTGGCCCGGCCCATCCGACCAAACGTCGGCGGCGAAGCCGATCGGCGAACGCAGCGGGCGCGTCGAACCAGTCGCGCCGAATCCCATCTGCGCACGAATGCACAAGCGGCGCGCTCGCTCGATCGGCTCGTCTGCAACCTGCCACGCGGCCTCGAACTCGGCCCGCGCGTACGGCGTGGCATTCAACGCATCGACCAAGTGCGCTCGCATCACGTCATCGCGGACCACACGAAACAGATTCACGATTTCGCCGTCGAGATCGTTGTAAATCTCGATTCGACTGCGCGCCTTCTGCATGAGAACCGCGGCCGAGCCGCCGAACGGCTCGACGTAGATTTCATGCTGCGGCAGGTGCGAGAGCACCCACGGCGCGACGCGAAACTTACTGCCGAAGTAGCTGATCAGGGGCGCCGTTACGGTCACGCGGCCTCCGCATGGATCGTTCGACGGCTTTCGCGTGCCGCGCGCAGCGCGTCATCGCGCGACATGCAGCAAGACGGGGCGGCGCCGTCTTGCTCGTACCAATGGAATTCCGTGCCGCTCACCGTGAAGTAGCCGCCGCGCGAGCGACGTTCGTAAAACGGACCGGTTTCGATAATGCCGCGCTCGATCTGGCGCGGCGCAACGGCTTGAATGTCGGCAAGTGTCATACCGACCTCACGACGGAGAAGGCGCGCTCGATGCGGCGCAACGTCACTGCCTGTCGTTCAGCCTCATCACTCGCGCGACGACGCGCCATGTGCTCGGCGTTGCTCGCGCGGATCACACGTCGAATCGCGAGCGTTTCCGCCTCTTTTTGGTTAGGAATGCTATAGACGATAGCCATTTCATCATCCCTCGCGTTGGTTCTTGAAACTCAGGAGTTTGTGAGCGGCGCCGGTTCGATGTGCTCGATTGCCCGATCCTGATCTGACGTGCGCCAGTCCGGCCACGTGCGCCCCTCGTTCGTCGTCAGCTTCGCAGCGAGCGCCGTCGTGATCTGTTCAGGCGTCGCACCGGTTCGCCATGCACCGTCCAGCCCCAGCAAGATCACATCGACCCACTCGCGTAGGTCATCGGGCGCGGCCTCGACTTCGGTCAACTCTTTGCGGATGTGATCGCAAACGCGAGCCGTGAGACGGCCGGGGCCGAAGGTGCTTTCGGAAAATGCACGTTGACGCCGCAGAAACACGTGCATATCGAATTCGGCGGGCATCAGCATGACGCGCGGATTTCGCGGCGCGCTTGCGAGCACGCGCCGCAGTGTCGCCACGTCGGCCACCGACAGTTCGCCGGTAGGCTTGAGCACCACGACCGCCTGATCGCCCCGGGAGTCACCGGGATCGATACCGATCTTCCCGACGGCCCGGGCGAACTCGGCGCGAGCCAGCGACGCGCCGCGAGCGAGTAACGCCGCCCGCACATCGTCACGCGTCGGATGGGACAGCACGACGCCGGCTTGACGAGTCGCGACAGCCCACAGTTCCCGCTGATGGTCCGACAGCAACCCGGACGCATTCGCGATGATTCGGTCGGCGCATCGCAACTCGCGATACACAAAATCGGCGTCGGGGCTAGCGATTGCGGCTTGCCGTTCGAATGCCCGCGTGATGCCCTCCCCGCTCACGTTGTCGCGTTCGTTCGCGTTCGACCATGCGATCTTCTGGTCGAACGTCAGCACGGAAAGCGCCGTGCGGCTGATGACGTGTGCGGCGTGCAACTCGGCGCGCAGTTCGTTGACGATGGTTTTCATGCCGCCCACCCTGCGCATCGCACGCCGTCGAATTCAGTCCACGTGCGGACTAAAGCAATCATTGCGTCCATCCACGCACGGAAATGCGGCGTGAGCGATTGGCGCATCGGCGCCGAAGGTGTAAGCGTTTGTTGCAGCGAAACGTGCATTTGACTTCCCCTATTCAACCCCTTGAACGGATGCAGCGAGAAACATCACCCCGGCGCCTGAGTAGCTAGCTCAAGACCGGCGGGGTTGAGAACCGGTGCCGGGGTGACGGGTCGGAGAATAGTCTCATCTAATGAAACGTGTCAATAGCTGATACGTCTCAGCATCAGAGACTGTTGCATCTGTTGAAGCGTCGCAGTACCTTTGACGCCGGGTTGATTTGATTTGATAGGGGTTGTCTATGAAAACGACAGTCGATTGGCTCGATGCGGTGAAAGCCCGCCTCGACCTTCCCTCCGACTACGCCGCAGCCAAAGTGCTGGGCGTGACGCGTGGCGCGGTCAGCAAGTACCGCAACCAGCAATCAGTGTTCGATGAGAAAACGGCTATCCGCGTTGCGGAAATTCTGGGCGTCGATCCGTTCGAAGTGATCGCCGCTGCGCACGCCGAAAGCTCGCGCGACGATCGCACGAAGGCAATTTGGGTGCATGCTTTGGAAGTTTTTTCCAAGGGACTTCAGGGTTTTCGGTGGCTGGCGCTACCCGCTAACGCTTGTGGGGCTTTGTTCCCGCAGGTGTAA